AAGGGTTCATTGGTATAGATACCGCACAAGACCTTATTGCATATTGTGCCCGTGTATCTAATCCTTCTAATCAGTTGAATAGAGATACCGCCGAGAAATTGGTTAGATATCTTATTAAACACAAGCACTGGTCACCTCTAGAGATGGTTAGTGCGTGTATTGAGATTGAGACAACACGAGATATTGGACGACAGATATTGCGTCACCGCTCGTTCTCTTTTCAAGAGTTCAGTCAGCGTTATGCAGACCCGACTAAGGATTTAGAATTCGTTACCAGAGAAGCTCGTCTACAGGACGAGAAGAACCGCCAGAATAGTGTAGAGATTGATGACCCCAAACTACAGGAAGAGTGGGACACTCTACAGGAGATGGTGATTGAGGACGCACGTTCTGCATACAACTGGGCAATCAGTAAGGGTATCGCAAAAGAACAGGCTCGTGCAGTTCTACCGGAGGGTCTTACCATGTCACGCATGTACATGAATGGTACTCTTCGTTCATGGGTGCATTTCATTGAACTTCGTAGTGGTCATGGAACGCAGAAAGAACACATGGAGATTGCCAGAGAGTGTGCGGTTGCAATTGCACCTATCTTCCCCATGATACAGGAATTTGTGAATGAGTAAAGCAGTCGTATTTGGTAACGGGGAGTCTAGAAAGTGGGCAGAGAATGTTACTACTTTTGATAGAAATGATAAGGACGTAGTTACTTGGGGGTGCAATGCAATCTATCGTGATATGTGGGTGGATAATTTAGTCGCAGTGGACTACCCCATGCAACAAGAGATTTACACTTCTGATTTATTAGAGGGCCAGTTCACTACAGGTGACACGATGAGGTTTCACTTTACAAACTGGAGTCCTGTCCCCGCCGAGATCGCAGATATGATGTTCATGGGATATGACATACCAGAGTCGTTCATTCACAAAACAGAAAGGGTGGGCAACCACACAGAGCAATGTGTCATCTCAGGTAAAGACCCTGTTACATTACAGGAGAAGATTGAGGTTGCAATGAAGATGAATCCAGACCTCAACATGAAAGACCTTCGTGCAAAGATGGAGAAGGACGTTGGCATTTGGATTACATACGTTAAAGAGGATGATGGAATAAATAGTATTGACTACCCTGTTGGGTGGTCTGCTGGTAATACCGCACTACACCTTGCTTGTCAAGAGGGTGCGAATGAAGTTTATATAGTGGGGTTTGACCTATCGTCATATGATGAGCCGTTGAACAACATATATAAAGGGACAGATAATTATCTGTCAAGTGATGCAAAAGGATTTAATCCAGTTAACTGGATTAACCAGATGCAAACTGTTTTTACAGAGTACAAGGATGTTAAATTCTATTGGGTTGATCCTGTTGACCGCTTCGGTCAAGAAGAGTTTTTTCTAACAGACCAACACGGCAAATTTAATAATCTAAGTTACTTGACAAAAGACAGTCTTTGTGATAAATTAAATATACTTTAACATACGAAACATACGTTAACATAAGGAGACATAAGATGTCATTATCCGCTCTTAAGAAGCAAAACTCACTCGACAAACTACTTGGCGCAGTCCAAGCAGAGTCAGCACCCCAAGAAAAGAAGTCCTACGTTGATGAACGTATCTGGAAGCCAGTCATGGACAAGTCTGGTAATGGATATGCAGTCATTCGTTTCCTACCCGCAGTAGAGGGTGAGGACATGCCTTGGGCAAAACTGTGGAACCATGCGTTCCAAGGTCCAACTGGTCAGTGGTACATTGAGAACTCTCTCACCACTGTAGGTCAGAATGACCCTGTATCAGAGTATAACACTCGTCTGTGGAACTCTGGTGTAGAGTCAGATAAGGAGATTGCTCGTAAGCAGAAGCGTAAGTTGCAGTACTACTCCAACATCTATGTTGTAGAAGACCCTGCAAATCCTCAGAACGAGGGTAAGGTTTTCCTCTTCCGTTATGGTAAGAAAATCTTTGACAAGATCATGGAGGCAATGCAGCCTGCATTCCAAGATGAAACTCCTGTCAATCCCTTCGACTTCTGGGAAGGTGCGAACTTCAAGTTGAAGATTCGTAAGGTAGATGGATACTGGAACTATGACAAGTCAGAGTTTGCAGAACCATCTGCTCTGTTCGACAATGACGACGATATTGAGGCACTGTGGAAGACTCAGCATTCTCTTGCTGACTTCACTGGACCCTCTAACTTCAAGTCATATGACGAACTTAAGGCACGGCTCGATGCAGTTCTTGCCGGTACAGTAACGGTTGGTAAGGCAGTAGATGTCATGGAAGATGCACCAGTTGCAGAACCCAAGGTGGACACAACTCCTGCACCAGCACCTACTGTGTCAGATGATGATGAGGACGACGCAATGTCGTACTTTGAGAAACTGGCAAACGAGTAAGGTATACTAGTAACGGATTTCCGTCCTAATCGCTGAGTAAGACTCGGATTGAAAAGACTAGTTATAACACAAAGGAGAGAAAGGGGGGAACGCGGTTCCCCCCTTTTATTTTATTTGGCACTGGCAAGCGCACCCGCAGCAGTTGTATCAACTATTGGCGCACCAGTTACATTGGTGGTTTTGTTTTGTCTTGCATCATTAACAGTTGTTGATGCGTTTACATTAGTTCCGCTGCCAGCAGCTCTCTGTGCCTCAAGTTCTGATTTTAGTCTGGTTGCTTCTTTCTGCAATGTTGCCAGTTTCTCCATGTCTTCTTTTCGACCAGAACTTGTAAAATAACTACCCTTAAGGTCTTTTTGCAATTCAGCGATTTCCGCCGTTATGGCCTTTGCCCTTACCGCAGCATTACCCTCACCTGACATGGCAGCTCCAACTTCATCTTTATCATCAACTAGTCCTAAAAATCTTGTAAGTTTGTTATTTGGAATAAGTGATGAAAAATCAAAGTTTTGTATTATGTCAACGATTTTTTCTACTAGTCTGAATGGGGCACGAACAATGTCCATAATAAGGTCTTTAAAACTAAATTTCTTGAGTGCTTCTGATGACTCATCAAATCCGAATTGTTTTAGAACCCACGCAACTCCACTTTTTAACAGGTCTAAGGGAGCGCCAATAAGATTACCGAATAATTTTGCTACACCCTCTCTTAGTCCACCAATGATACCGTCCTCTTTGTAACCTTCCATGAACCCTGTAACAAAGTCAAATGCAGACATGAGAATTGTTATAGGTAGAAATATTTTACCCAAAATACTACCGAAACCAGCAGCAAATTTAAGAATACCACTTGCAGATTGTGATGCACTAACAAGTGTTTTTCCCAAACCAAAAATAGTGCTGAAAAATTTACCAACTGGTGCAAGGAAATTTTTAACAGCCGTCAATGCTGGTTTTGCTTTTGATAAAAGATTACTTACTTTATCCAAACCACTGCTTTTTACTGTTTGTAGAAAATTGCCGATTTTTTGAAATGGAGAGAATATTGTCTTACCAAGTTTTTCAATTCCAAGAATTGCTTTCTGCACTGGTCCGGCACCAGCAGTTTTATTTAACTGAATCAGAGAATTGAACATCCTTCCAATAAATCTTAGTGGTGCAGTCACTCTCCTAAATCCACCCTTTACTAATTTTGTAAGGAATTTAAATTCGACTGACAATGATTTGAAGAACTCTACAAGCATGACAACAGGTGCAGCAATAAGTGCAGCAAGTCCTGCGAGGGCAAACTTACCTGTATCTTTTAGTCCTGCTAAGAAACTTTTGTTTAGTGTGGTTATGCCATTTGCCATACTCTCAAGGAGTGATTGATTTTTCTTTTCATTTGCCGCTTCTTCTGCTGCCTTTTCATCTGCTGCTGCACGATTGCCTCTTTTTGATGCCGTGCTTTTTTGTTTATTGTATCTAAATTCTTCTTGTTTGTTTTGTTCCTCTAAAGTTTCAGTGTTTTTTCTTATGAAGGATGAGAGTTCATTAGTGTTTCCCATCAGCGCTTTTTCCAGACCCTCTGGATCAAATCCCAATAGTGATTTGGCCGCTTCACCAAATTTTTCTTGTTCCTTTGCCAAAGCGTCATTTAAACGTTTTTGGGCGGTAAGGTTTTTGAACTCTTCTTTACTCATTCCAATACGTTTTCGCAGTAATTCCTTCTCTCTCTTGTCTTTAAGTGCAGCAAATCCTTTATTGAATAATGTCTTACCAACATTACCCAATGTCTGAACGCCGGGAATCTGATTAAATGATTTTACGAATGGGTCAGTAACTTTCATTAAGTCTTTACCGACAATCTTACCAACCTCTTTGCCTGTATTCTGACTTAACTCATTTGATGCTTTTTCGAGTGACTTTACCGCAGCACTAAACTCGCTTGCACTTTCATCCTTTTTAGCCATGTGACTTCCTCTGCTCTTGTTCTATTCTTTCGTTTTCTTCTCTAATATGGTTCATGGTCAAACCAACATAAATTTCTCTTTCCCACGGCATCATATTTTCTATCTCTGTCAAACTAAAGTTATGATGAAACATCATATTCCAGTTCAACTCATAATACAGTTTAACTGATATATGCGCCATGGTTATGTAAAAAAATCACCAAGTCCCTCAAGCATCACCTCGTTCTTTTTCTTTGTCTTTGGATTTTTAACATCAATGATATGCCTTAGTTTTGGCATAGTCTCAAAAAACTCTTGAACCTTTGCCAACATATCTGATGTCAAACTACCAAAGAACTCATCCAGTTCTTTGTCACTAATATCAATTCTCTTATACACATCCTCACCAAAATGAATTTCTGAAATACATCCCTGCATCAACTTAAACACCATCTCCGTATCAGAATCACCATCAGACTTTTGAGTGCTGAATAGTGTAGGGTATCCCATAACAATCTTTATATCGTCTGTCAGTTCAATCTCTGTTGTGTGGTCAACACTCATCTGTACTGCAACTTCAGACAGGTCAACTTTTACAGGAACTTTTGTCTTACCATCATCTGGACATGTGATGTTCAGTTCAACACTCTCACCTACGGACTTTCCTCTAACTTGAAGAAAAACATACTCCATATCAAAAACTGGAGCCGTTCTTCCATCAACAGCACCAAATGTACACTCACTAACAATATTGGTGAGTGCTTCATTAATTTGACCGTCGTTCTCACTCTCCATTGCGAGGAGTAGAATTTTCTCTTCTTTTACTAGAAATGGTCTATACTTAATTTTCTCCTGTGTTGAAGGTACAACCAGTTCATACTCTGGAATTTGTAGTTTGGGTAATGCCATAATATTTCATCCTTTATAGTCTCCGAAGCACTTTCGGTATATTACTTAGTATCTGTCTCTCAACACCATTTGCAACTGTATCAATAACTCTGTCCAAGATACTTGGTGACTGTTCATTGATATCCAGTGGTGTCCAGTATCGAAAAGACATACCAACTGTAATCTTTATGTTTTCATTCTGGGAACCGTAACTTAAATCGGTGCCGTTAATGTTCTTGGGAAATGCATCCCACAATTTTACTCCATACCTTCTTTGATCCTGTTTGTCGAGAAGGTAGATTTCAACTGCACCAACATAGTCATTGTAGTATCCAATGTTCCATGTCTGTGGATTGTATGCGTTCTTCTGCCACCTCTCAAAGAATACTCTCTCTTCTAAATCAGAACTGGCAGCAAAGGTCATTGATACCTCTTCTGCATATGTCACACCTTCAACAATATCTCTTGTTGGACCATATATATTTGCATCTTGGACAGTTGCTAGGTTGATGCCGGGTAGGGTTACAGACTCACAACGGAGTTGAATATCTCTGACGTTAAGACCCTGTTCTGAACCAAGGGACATGTTCTGCAACTGTGATGCACCACCAAGTTGTCTTCCTCTTGGTCCAAAGATATTCACCTCATATCGGTTTGGTTGTGCATATCCCTCGTTAGAATGAAATGCAGATAGAATATCATTGAGAACACCGATTGCGGTTCCTTCGAAAAAGTTCTGTCCTACGGCCATTAGATCATGCTCCTAGATTCTTTCCATACCTCTGATGCAGATGCCTTCTTGAACCTCTGCACTGGTAGTAGTGTCGCAATCGTAAACTCGTCTGCATCAATTCTACGAAACCGTGACTTAACCTGTCCCGCAAGATATTTGTGAATGGTAGGACGAACTAACCGTACATTCTTTAGTCCCGAATAGTCAACATCAAGTGTGGTTGACTCATCGAATTTTGTGTTGTTTGAGAAGTCTACAAGTCTGTCCAGCAGTCGAATTCTAAGTGGGATGGGTAGGTAGTGTAGATTAACACCTAGAAATCCATCTGGATAGTTTTCGATGGGAAGAACAAGAGGAAACGTGTCATAGTATGGAAGCGTCTTCTTGAACTTTGGGTCATAGATAAACATGTTCAACCTACCAAAGAATGGGCGTGTTGCCTGCTTACCGTCACGAATCAAGTCTAGTGCGCCTGGTGTACCAAACTCCTTGATCTTGTCCTTGTACCACTCTGTGGAACGTGGACGTTCTCCTGCTGCTTGTTTTACAGACTGAATGTATTTACTCTCTGCCATAGTATTATTTATACGAGATACCCAATTCGTCCTCAGTCAAAATCTTGAATTCCAGACCCCTATCCAAGCACCACTCATTCGCATATTTCCACTTTGCAGAGTTGACACCCCATGTTTTGACCTCATTTAGATACTTCTGAGTCTTTCTCTTGGGTTGTTTGGGTGGTTTGCACTGCACCTTGGGCTTGATCTCAATGATCATCTTCTTGACACTGCCATCGTGCTGTTTGACCTTGATGTAGAAATCTGGAAAATATCGGTGAATACGTCCGTCCCAAGGGGATAAATAGGGTATAATGATTTCTTCACTCCCCCATTCTAGAATGTTCGTACTGTTATCACAGTACACCATGAACTTTCTTTCCCATAAGGAGCGGTAGACTATGTTGCGTGGATCAC